CTCTAATCAAAGATATCTTCAACGCTTACATGCAGAGTTGGGCGACACTCGAAAACGCACCGCTGATATCGAAACCGAGCAAGAAAAACTCGTCACGCTCGCAAAAGAAGTAACTTCTAAAAATAAAGTGCGATCTGAAAAGAATCAAGAAATGCATTATATGAATGCAGCTTCTGCTCTACTCAAAGACTCTGGTATTAAAACTCGTATTATTAAGCAGTATCTTCCAGCTATCAATTCTCTAGCGAATAAATACTTAGCAGCCATGGACTTCTTTGTTAACTTCAACCTTGATGAGAAGTTTAACGAGACAATTAAATCTCGTGGGCGTGACAAGTTTTCCTATGCCTCATTTAGTGAGGGTGAGAAGCAGCGTATTGATTTGGCTTTGCTATTCACTTGGAGAACTATCGCTAAGATGAAGAACAGTGCAGCTACAAACCTTCTTATATTAGACGAGGTGTTTGATAGTAGTTTGGATAATAACGGCACAGACTATGTAATGACTCTGCTAAATACAATTGGTGAAGATACAAATGTATTCGTGATCAGTCATAAGGGTGACCAACTTTTTGATAAGTTTAGAAGCCTAATTAAATTTGAGAAAAAACAAAACTACTCGGTGATGGCATAATGGAACTATTAGAATTTAGTGACGAACTCTTAAAGCGTGAGCCACAAGAGTTAGACTTTGAAGAAGATAATGCGAAAGAATTTTGCGATAAACTTTTTGAGCGTATGAAAGAACTTGGTGGTATCGGACTGTCTGCCAACCAAGTCGGATTTGATAAGAAGGTATTTGTATTTGGCGATGGCGATGCATTGACTAGGTATATTATCAACCCAACAATCATTGCTATCGGTGAAGAAACTGAGTCGATGAAAGAGGGTTGCTTATCTCTCCCTGGTGTTTTCTTAATGGTTCGCCGCCCGACAGATGTCACACTTAGATATTATGACACAGATGGTAATGAGGTTGTTGAGAACTTTAAAGAGTTGGCGGCTCGCGTCGTCTTACATGAGTATGACCATATGATTGGACAAAACTTTACACAGCGTGTGTCAAAGCTGAAACTAGACCGAGCCATCAAAGCGATGAAAAAGAAGGTCACTAAGAAAGTTCGGTCTGACGTGCGCAAACAACTGGAGGCAAATAATGTCTGACGATTTCGATTTTGGTTTCACTATGATAGACGAGGACGACATTGAGTCGAGTCCCGTATCAACACAACCTGTTCAGGCTGAGATTCCGTCTGATCAGATCGACGGTATTATGGATAAACTTGAACAGCTTGAGGCTCGTATCCTTACAGCTGATAACTCAGGTATGATTAATGAGCACCGCTCTCTTGTGGAGCAGGATGTAGCGACCAAACTTCGCGATGTGGAGGATCTAATCCTTCCACTCCTACTAAACCTCAAGAAAAACCCTGAGAAAGACATCATTAAATGGCCAAATAGAACGGTCATTATTGATAAACAGATAGAAAAAATCAAAGCAATTACAAGATATTTTGATAAACTTGACTAAGTAATTGATTTCATTATAAAACTATTTTCGCTTTTTAGTAAAAAAGTGCTTGACATTTCTGCGCAGATATAGTATTCTATATGTAGAGTTGAGGAGTTAAGTATGAATATCGGTAATAAATCTATTTTGGCTAAGTTGCTTGCTACGGAAAATGTTTCCGTCGAGCATAAAAATGTTCGGACAGCTTATTTCGATCTGAAAGAACGTAAGATCGTTCTCCCTGTATTTAAAGATATGTCAGCTGACCTCTATGACCTCCTTATCGGTCATGAGGTCAGTCATGCTTTGAACACACCACTTGAAGGTTGGCACGATGCTGCCAGTTCTAAAGGTCGTGGGTTTAAATCTTTCCTTAATATTGTTGAGGATGCTCGTATCGAGCGCGACATTAAGAGTCGCTATCCTGGGCTGACTAAAAATTTCTACAAAGGTTATCGCGAACTTTTCGAGATGGACTTCTTCGGTCTTGACCGTGATGTCAATGAGTATCCGCTGATTGACCGCATCAACCTGCACTTCAAAGTAGGCATGTTCGCTGCTGTAGATTTCACAGCCGAAGAACTTATCTATGTTGATAAAGTATCTACCTGTGAGACTTGGGACGATGTCGTCGCAGTTGCTACCGAACTTTACGAACTGTCTAAGTGTGAGGAAGCTATGACCGACATGGTTGAAGAAATGCAGTTCGATCCTGGTCAAGGTGACGATACTGATGAGGGTGAAACTGAGCAGGTTCCTGGTGACAGTGAAGAGGAATCCGATGACAACAGTAAGTTGGGTGGTTCTGATAATGATAACGAGCAAACCACTGACGAAGAAGTCAACGAGGATGTATCTGAGACTATCGCTTCTGATGACACTACTGAACAAAGTGATGACTTCGACCCAGTATCAGTAACCGATATGAATTATCGTAAAGCTGAACAGCAGCTTGTAAAAACTGATGCTCCTGATTATCACTATGCTTCTTTCCCGAAACTCGATTATAAAAAGTGGATCGAGATGGATCCGTGGAAAGATTTCCCGAAGTTCAAGTTTATTCGTAAAGTTGCGGGTGAAGAATTCGGATATGATGATCAAGATGTTGACCACGATGAAGCTGTTGACCTCTTGCTAAATCGTCATAATGCTAAAAACCGTGGATACATCAACATGATGGTGCAACAGTTTGAAGCCAAGCGTAAAGCATCTCAGTTTGCCAAGGCTCGTGAGAATAAATCTGGCGACCTGAACATGAACAAGCTGTGGGCTACTCAGCTGACTGACGATGTGTTCCTGTCTAACACTGTCGTTCCCGATGGTAAGAACCACGGTATGTTGCTGGTCATTGACTTCTCGGGTTCTATGCATGACAAAATGCAAGCAACCATCGAGCAGCTTCTAATTCAAGTTGCCTTTTGTAAAAAAGTTGGTATCCCATTCGAAGTTTATTCTTTCACCAATGTTCGCGTGCGTGAAAATGTGCAGTATCTGCTTCAGAATCAACGCCAAGAAGACTTGCAGATTAAAGATGATGGCTTGACTATTCTCAAGTTGTTCAGTTCTGACATGTCAGCTTCTAAATATAAGCAAGCTGTTCGTAACTTGATTGCTTTGAGTGGTCTCCATGCTGACAACAATCATCGCTATGACGAATCTTTGCCGTATGCTCACCGTATGGATGTGGACGAGATGTTCTGGCTCGGAGGAACACCGTTGGCTGAGACAGTTTTACTTCTCCGTGATCGTGCCATTGATTTCCGTCGTGAAAATAACATCGAAGTTTTGAACACTGTATTCCTCACCGATGGAGGAAATACTGGAGATCTTGAAGTTTCTGGTCGCAGCGGATTTTCTCGTAATGAGTCTATCGCTATTACTGAGAACGGAATAACAACTGTCTGTGATTTCAAAAAAACTAGCTGGTCTATGCGTTTTCAAGATATGGTTTGTGAAACATTGATTTCGCATTTTGTGCATACTACAGGTTCTCGTGTCATTAATTACTACTTGGATAACGCATCTAAGAATGACCTGCGATACACCTATGTAAATGTGAATGGCTGGGATGCTGAAGAGAAGTTCGAGAAAAACTACAAACAAGAGTGGTTGAAAGAAGGTTTCCTACAGATCGATGGTCTTAATGGTTTCCCGAATGCATATATTCTTCGCGCCAAAGACCTTGGTAATGTTGAAGAACTTGAAGTCAAAGGCGAAAGCAAAGGCGATTTGGTTCGTGGCTTTAAAAAGTTTCAGGGTTCTAAATCTAAGTCTCGTAAGTTCCTTAATAACTTCATTGAGAAAATCGCATGAATAATACAGCACTCATACTAGGAAATGGAAAGTCAAGAGACTACAACGTTGGCGACTTGCTCGAACATAAGTCAACCCCTACAAATTTGACGGATGTTGCCTTCGTGTATGGCTGTAATAAAATTTACTTAGAAGATATAGAGGTTGACGTGATTATCGCAACAGACCCTATAGCACAACACCAAATCTACAGAGAGTATGATGGTGGGGCTGAACTTTTATTTCTAGACTGGGAATCTATTCCTAGTGAAGTGGCTGCAGCTGTAGCAATGTTTGATCAAAATGTAATTTCTAACGAATATACACCACATGGTTGTGTCGTCAGTGGTGAGGATAATATTACCATGATGACATACCTAAAGGAATCTGACAACGTCACTACAGTATCGCCGAACTTGTTACCGCACGAAATGAGTAGCGGAAGTATGGCAATGTGGGATGCAGCTGAGCGTGGCTTCGACACCATCTATCTGGCTGGCTTTGGAGACATTGATCACGTTCATTATGACCAGTTGAGGGGTAATGAAGAACAAAAAAAACTTAGATGGGAAGAAGAAAGACGCTATCTTATTGAAAAATATAGTGAAATTAATTGGGTTTATTTGTAAAAAGTTCTTGACTTTTTCGAACAGATATAGTATTCTAATAGTATAGTTAATGATGAGAGAGGATTTTACTATGACTGATAAAAATGTATTTCTTGAGGCTGCTAAAGATCTTGATACCGAGTTCTTGACCTCTAAACAAATTCACGCTATTGTTGATGATAAGGGAATCAAGTTCCCGCATTGGTTTGTTCGTGAGAACAAAGTTGGCTACAATAAATATGCTGTAGACGCTGCTGGTTTGAAGGTTGTTGCCTCTAACCCACAGCCTGTTCAGGATGCTAAAGTTGTGACCCAAGCTAAACTCAACGTTGAAGTTGACAATCTTATCCCTGTCGTTGATTCGACCTATGTTGCGTTCGGGTTTCATACTGACCTCAACAAAATTATTCGCTCGGGTATGTTTTATCCGACGTTCATCTCTGGTCTGTCAGGTAATGGCAAGACTACGATGGTTGAGCAGGTTTGCGCAAAAGCCAAACGTGAAGCTATCCGTGTCAACATCTCAGTAGAAACTGATGAGGATGATTTGATTGGCGGTAACACACTGGTTGATGGCAATGTGGTTTATCGTGAAGGTCCAGTCCTCACCGCTATGAAACGTGGTGCGGTTTTGATTCTTGACGAACTTGACCGTGGCTCTAACAAGTTGATGTGCTTACAGGCTATCCTTGAAGGCAAGCCATACTTCAACAAAAAAACTGGTGAAGTAATTACACCTACTTCTGGGTTCAATATTATCGCTACAGCTAACACTAAGGGTCGCGGATCTGACGATGGCAAGTTTATCTCGGCTCAAATTCTTGACGAAGCATTCCTTGAGCGTTTTGCTGTGACGATTGAGCAGCAGTATCCTACTGAAGCGCAAGAGAAAAAGATTGTTCTTGGTAAGATGAGTAAAGTTGGTAAAGTCGACGAAGACTTCGCTGAGAAGCTAGTTCGCTGGGCTGATGTCATCCGTAAAACTTTTAACGAGGGTGCGATTGACGACCTAATTTCTACTCGTCGCCTTGAGCATATCGTCAATGCCTATGCTATGTTTGATAACCGTATTAAATCTATCGAGTTGTGCGTAAATCGCTTCGATGAAGATACTCGGCAAGCGTTTCTCGACCTATATACTAAGGTCGACTCTGGCGTCGAACTAAATCAAAATGAAGAAAGTGTTGAGGAAAATGATGAACAGCAAGAAACAGCTTAAATTGACTGCTGGGTTTGATGGAACACCCACTTCCTATGACAATCAAATAAATTACAAATACAATGAGGGTCAGCTTGTTGCTGACCTTCAGGAATATGTCGATGCTACATATGGTGAGCATTATTCGACGAATCAGTTTCAAGCCACCGAGTTTATTATTGATGGTGGACATGGCGAGGGTTTCTGCATTGGAAACATTATGAAGTATGCTCAACGCTATGGTAAGAAAGATGGTTATAATCGCAAAGACCTTATGAAAGTTTTGCACTATGGTTTGATCGCACTTCACGTGCATGACCTGGAGCATAACGATGAATGATATTTTGGTCGCGATTTTGACCAGCGGGAAGCCAGAAAAACTGGAGCGATGCATTCAATCTGTTCAACAAAACTCCTCTCTCTTTGATAAGGTTGTTGTTTGCAACAGTAATGATGAAAATTTCATCAGTCTGGCTTCCCAAATTTGTTATGATAATAATATTAAATGCGTAAATACCAGATCGAATGATACTCCTGGTCGCGGTAAAAATTCAGTTATTGATTATTTTTTGACAACTGAAAATGATTGGTTGTTTCAAGTTGATGGTGATGATTACATAACTAAAAATGCAATATCGATACTTGAAAACCTTGTAGATAATAGTAATGATGAGTTTGATGCTGCTTGTTTGATTAATAACAAAGCACTTTCCCCTGCAGGTGAACTTATTGATGCTTGCGATATACCGATGCAACCTTCAGTTGCAAAAAAGTTCTTGAAGTATGCGACACAAAAAGACATAGACCTATTCGTTCGCGCTCAAGATATTGGTCGAAAACATTCTTTCGATGGTAAAGGATTGAATCGCTTATTGCTTATCAATAAAGAAGTTGCGAAAACACTTCGCTTCAATGAATTCATACGTGTGACTGAAGATTTCCTTTTCTTACAAGAAGTCAAAAGAAAATTTAAAGTGCAACCTCTAGATACATATCAGGATCCTGTTTACATTTATGATTATGGTGCGGGGATTACTGACGAACTAATAACATCAGGTGAACTTATCGAACATCTAAACTTACTAATTGGGTATCAAGCGGATTATGATGATGAATAAAATTGCTATTACAGGTATCGGGTTGGTCGATAATTTAGGTAGCAATCCTGATCATTGTTTCGCCAATTATATATCTGAACAAAAAGAATTGGCTGTAGATTCTCAGTTTACTGCTAGAAAAGATGCGCTTCTTCAACCTGAGAACATGCGCAATCCATTATGGGCAAGTTTGACCGACAGTAATAAGATGGCGTTTCATGCAGTTGAACAATGTCTCATGGGCAACCCTGTAAACACTGACGTCTTTACATTGTTTACTACTCTTTCAGCTGGTAATGATAAGAGCATTGATTATGCTGATGATGTTCGTCAAGGTAAGAATACGTTCCGACCTAAGAAGTTGGTTCAGGCTCTTAAAGATTTTATCAATGGTTGTATTCCCATTACGTATGATTTCCGTGGTGGCTCAGTAGGATTTAATGCTGCATGCGCAACCAGTTTATATCAACTGGATTATGCATTTCACTTGGTTAAAGAACACGACTTCGTATTGTGTGGTGCTTCTGAGACAGGTAATAATGAGTGGGACATGCACTTCTTTAGAACACTGGGAGCGATCGGCACTCAGTCAAAACCTTTTTGCGAGACACGCGATGGGTTTGTTATGGGTGAAGGTGCTGGTTGTTTGTTGCTTGAAGACCCTGAGAAGGCTGAAGCACGAGGTGCTACGATCTATGGTTATATACATAAACCTTGCCTGACATCTGATGGCAACCAGGGAAATGTAGTTGCTCCTAGCGACACAGGTATTACAGCTGCTATGGAAAAAGTTTTAGATGGTATAGATCCTGAAGAAATATCTTTTGTAAATGCTCATGCCACGTCAACAACAGTCGGTGATGATGTAGAATACTATGCCATTGAAAAGCTATTGCCTGATTCTCCTGTGATGTCATTCAAATCTAAGATCGGGCATACTCTATCAGCTTCGAGTATCATTGAGATTATCTATACCTTGATGGCACTCAGAAATAATTTTGTTCCGCAGTCACACAATATCGAGAAATGCGACCTAAATAATGTGCAACGAGAATGTATGACAAGCGGTGGCAGGAAGTATGCTCTCAAAAACAGCTTGGGTTTTGGTGGTAAATGTGCATCAGTCATTATTGAAAAAGCGTAACAATATACACCTTTATATAAACCTGTTTGGGTTGGCGATGTATCTTGCCTATCCGTTCATAGCTGGTTGGAACTTTTTCTATGTGACATTGGCGGGGATTCTACTGTCAAATATAGTAATATCTGGCTACTATCATCGTTCGTTGACACATAGGTCTTGGGTCGCTCCTACATGGTTACAGTATGTTTTCCTAACAATCGGCGCAGGGTTCTTTATGTTACCTGCCTTGGGTTGGTCTGCTATACATAGGAAGCACCACAAATATTCTGACACTGATCAGGATCCGCATGGACCAGGGAAAGGTGTATTGAAAAATTTTCTGGTTGCCAATCTAGATCCTGAACTTAGATATATGCGTCCAGATATTCGTAATAAACTTCTACAGTGGCAAGTGAAATATTATTATCAAATCGGTATTATTACTGCAATTATCACATCACTTTTATTCAGCGTGTATACATATTTTGCGCTGGTCGGATATATATACCTGAGCGTTGTAATCGTAAATTTACTTGGACATAATGAGAAGTTTCATAACTCGCATATTTTGTCAGCTATTTTCGCAGGTGAAATGTATCATAAAAATCATCACAATAACCCCAACAAAGAAAAGATGGGGTTGTTTGACTTACCATATTGGACTGTTATACGATGGTTGAAATAGTAAGAGTCGACAGTAATTATGATGACGATGAAGGTTTGCTCTATATGTTTTGCGAGGCAGCGAATCTAGATACTGATAGAGCATCAACTAACATTGAAAGTGACAGCTGGGAAACGAGACCTGAAACTTTACTCAATCAAATCTACAAACAAAAAACATATGACGAAGGTGGGTATTTTGTTTTGCGTAAAGGTGAGCGATTTGTTGCAGGTCTCGGCATTTATCCGTTTGAACATGACAATAACATCTTAGTATTTGGTTCTAGAATGTATGCTGATCACAGAGACAGTGTTTTTGCTAAGCATAGGAACATAGCATATATAGCCAGTAAAGAAATCTTCAATCACTTTTATGATTACCGCGCATGGATTGGATTTATCAACGAATGGAATGAACATCGTATAGAGTTTGCTTTAGATGGCGGGAGGCAGAAGTCTAGTAGAGAGTGGCAGCACTTCAATAACCTAGACCATCAGTTATTAGTTTATCCCCATAAAGTAAACTACAAGAATACAATTCAAACATGCGTGTATAACGATTACAATTATGATTATGAAAAAGAAATATTACAATGTCTAAAAAATATACAATCAGATATACAATAAAACGACCAGCACTTACAGATCCATTTTGGATTAGAGATGATGATACTCCATCTTCGTATGAAGAAATTCAGGATGCCGCTCATTCACTTGATGGAACTCACGAATTTCAAATTAGCTTTGATGGTCTATCAGTTAATATTGATTATACATTTGACTCTGAAGAGTTGAGAGAAAAGTTTGTCGAGCTGGCGTATAAGATTGATGAAAAGTATCAGAAAAACCACAAAAAAGAATGGGATGAAAGAAACGAACATCACGAGAAATATGGTTTAATCGAAGAAACAACTTTTTTTGAAGAAACCTCTTGACTATTTCGATGTTTTAAGATATAACTATATTATGAGAAAAAAACAGAGGACTATATTATGAACATTTCTAAACCAACCCTTGAAGTTCTAAAGAACTTCGCATCTATCAACACGAACATTCTCGTTCGTGAAGGTAACACTCTTGCCACTATTAGTAATGGTAAGAACATCTTTTCCCGCGCAACAGTCAGCGAAACATTCAGTAAAGAGTTTGCTATCTATGACCTGAACAGCCTGTTGGGTCTACTTACCTTTACCGAAAACCCTGAACTTGACTTGGGCGATGAGAGCCTGAAGATTAATAGTTCTGGCGCAGAGTTTGAATACTACTATGCCGATCCTTCTATCATTGTGGCTGCTCCTGATCGCACGATTGAGGTTGATAACTTCTTTGAGTTTGACATGACTAAAGAAGCAATCACAAATATTACTCGCGCTGCTTCTGTCATCAATGCTCCAGTCTTGAGTGTAGTTGGTCGTGAAGGTAAAGTAACATTGTCAGTTGGCGATCCTGCTACACCTCGTAGTAATACTTTCCGCCAAGTAATCGGTGAAACTGACAAAGAGTTTGATTGCCGCCTTGCTGTAGAAAACTTCAAAGTGATTGCTGATGATTATAAAATTGTTTTGTCACAGAAAAAGTTTATGTTCCTTGAGAACACAGCTGGCACAATGAAATATTGGCTTGCTCTCGAGCCTAACTCAACCATCTAGGAGTAAACTATGCCACCATTTCCTAAACGCATTCCTAATGTGGCTCATCAGCTACGTGTGCGTGACGATTCTATCGAGGGTGATAACCCCTTTCGATGGGATTATAAAACTACTCACGAAATCGTTGGTCGCGGAAAGAACATTATCTTTTCTCTTCCTGGAGCATTTACACCAACTTGCTCTACATATCAACTCCCTGATTTTGAAAAGCTGTTCTCAGAGTTTCAAGAGCAGGGTGTAGAAAATATCTTCTGCGTCTCAGTAAATGACGCATTCGTTATGAACAAGTGGGCAGATGATCAAGGCTTGAAGAATATCAAGGTGATTCCTGATGGCTCTAATTGCTTCACTGGTGCAATGGGTATGGATATCAAGAAAGATAATCTTGGTTTCGGTATTCGTTCTTGGCGTTATGCTATGGTTGTAGAAAATCTTCAAATTACAAAACAATTTGTTGAGCGTGGTTTTTCTAACAATGCAGAAGATGACCCATACGGTGTATCATCGCCACAAAATATTCTTGCCTTTTTGAGGGGCGAGGAGTATGATACGGGTGGACAAAACTTACAACTGAACCTATCCGACGGTGTTGGTTCAGAAGATAAAATCGGTTAGAAATAGGAGAGCCATATATGAATAAAGTAGAAAATCAGTTTCTTTGGGTTGAGTCGTATAGACCACAAAAACTTGAAGATTGTATCCTCCCCTCCTCTCTCTTGGATACATTCAATCAGTTTGTTGAACACGGAGAAATCTCGAACCTACTTTTATGTGGCTCTGCTGGCACGGGTAAAACGACGGTTGCTCGTGCGTTGTGTAACGAATTAGGGTGTGACTATATTATTATCAACGGCTCTGAGGAGTCTGGTATCGATGTTCTTCGGACAAAGATTAAAGACTTCGCCAGCACTGTGTCCTTTGAGGGCAAGCCAAAAGTAGTTATTCTTGACGAAGCAGATTATTTGAATCCTAATTCGACACAACCTGCCTTGCGTGCATTTATTGAGGAGTTCTCCTCGAACTGTCGGTTCATCTTTACCTGTAACTTCCGTAACAGGATTATTGAACCACTACATAGTCGGACTACTGTAATCGATTTCAAACTCGATAAGTCTGACAAGCAACAGATGGCGGCTCGCTTTATGAAGCGTATGTCTGGCATCCTTGATCAGGAAGGCGTGGAATATTCAGAAAAAGTCCTCGCTGAACTGCTTATGAAGCACTTCCCTGATTATCGCCGTGTCCTCAATGAACTGCAACGCTACAGTGTTTCTGGTAAAATCGATGAAGGTATCCTCTCTAACCTCGCCGAAGTAAATACCAAAGCACTTATTGATAGTCTGCGTGATAAAGACTGGAAAAAAATGCGACAATGGGTCGCCAATAATGTTGACGCTGACCCCCAAGGTGTTTATCGTAAGATTTATGATACGCTCCTCGATAAAGTGGCGCAGGTTCCTCAACTGGTTCTTTTGATCGCAGACTATCAATATAAGGCGGCATTCGTCGCCGACCAAGAAATTAATTTGACCGCATGCCTTACGGAGATTATGGCGAATGTTGAATTTAAAAATTGATTTAAAGAACGCCACAGAAGATACAGCTGAATTAGTTTCTGAAGCACTTTTAGAAAATCTTATAGTGGTTATTAACAACCAGAATTTAACCCCTGAAGAAGAGGTTCGGTTTTGTAAAATGATTGGTGAGGTCGAAGATTATGCCTCAGACCAGTTAGTAAAAGAATACACCGCACCAATTACTGTCGGCGATAATATTCTTCGTGTAACAGCTGAGAAAAACGAGAAAGGCGAGGAAGGTCTTTTCGGTCATCAATCTGCGTTAGACTGGCATGCTAACAAAACATCCAACCCTAATCGCGAACCTTTAATATGGCTCTATGCTGTAAAAGGTTCAGCTGGTTCTCGGACAAGCTGGATAAATATGGCAATGGCGTGGGATGCTCTCGATGACTCACTAAAAGATGAAGTCAAAGAAAAACAAATTATTTGTGGTTACGAGAAAGGTCGTGTGAGTGAAAGCGATTTTTTCTTTGACCATGTAGGTGAAAAACCTTTCGATATTTACTACAAAAATGCAGCTGGTATTGAGGGTATGTATTTCCCATTTTATCAAATATTTAATGAAGACCCACTGTTTGAAACACTTAGAGAACATTGTCTTGATCCATACTTTCAGTATCATCATGACTGGCAAGATGGCGATATCGTAATCAGTGATCAGTGGCTGTCGTTGCATAAGCGGTGGGAGTTCGAACATATGGATAAGAGATTACTGCATCGCATCGCATTTAATTATAGGAACGAAGATGAAGGTTGAGTTACTAGAAAACGATTGGACTGTTCAAGTATCTGATATCGATGTCAAAAATATGACTGTCGGTGAAGGTAAAGTTATCGGTAAACTTTTTCTATCAAACTTGGTTGTGGTCATCAAAGACCAGCAGATGACTGCTGATGAAAACTTGGAGTTCTGTAAGCACTTCGGTAAGATTGATTCATACAGTCGTAGTAAACTGCGCGAACGCCTTTCTGAGTCTGTAGCTGTTGCCGATGGCGTTGCCCGTGTGACTGGTGCGCTAGATGATAATGGCAAGCCAGGATTGTTCGCGATGAAAGAAGAACTTGACTGGCACACCAACGGAACTGAGGCACATAATAATATCTATCACGGTGCGTGTTTCTATGGCGTGAAGGGAACTGTCGGTAGCCGAACGAGTTGGATGAACCTGTCACGTGCATATCATGACTTGCCTGACGATGTGAAAGAGAAGATAAAAGAACTACACGCATACACGAAAACACCACACAAAGAAGAAGATGACCCGATCGTAAAGATTCGCCGCGACTTCGATGAGATATGGTGGGAGCGTCGTTCTAAGATTGCTAAGAAAGTGCATTTCGTCAACGAGATAGGAACTGAGGGTATGATTTATCCCCACCTATTTATGGAAGAGTTCGAAGGTTACACTGATCAGGAACGTGAAGAACTCCACAGCTTTATGTGTGATCATGTGCTACAGGAAAAGTATCATTATCATCACGACTGGGTAGATGGTGATGTGGTATTAAGTGAACAACGCATGACTCAGCATAAACGCTGGGCATTTGACGATATTGAAAACAGATTACTATATAGAACCAGTTTTGATTTTAGAAATGTTGGAGGTAAATAATGCTTGAAGGAATGGGCGATCCAGTCGTAAAGATTGACGAGGAACAGTTTAAGGTAAAGAAAAAAGCAATTAGTCCATTCGACTTTGCCAATAGCATTCATCATACAAAAGAAAACCTTATCGTTGATGACTGGTCTGAGAAACAATACAATCCGTTCATCGTTAATAAGGCACTTAGTTATGGACCAGACACAGTCGTAGCAGCCAACGAAATGAATAGTCGTCCACATATTGATAAGAAAGCGCAGTTTGATTTTCTCAGAGGAATCGTTCGCCCTAAGAAACGGTTTAACAAATGGTTGAAGCCAGAGAAAGAAGAACAGCTTGAGATTGTCAAAGAATATTTTGGATATAACAATACAAAAGCAGCTGCGGCTCTCCGTATTTTGTCTCCTGATCAGATTGAAACTATTAAGAAAAAACTAATCAGAGGTGTTCAATAGACCTTTGTTTGATAAAAACTTTATCGACTCATTATATTTTGCATTATAACTAAATTGTATGCATAAAGATTCATCTGTCTTACAGTCTTCAAGAGCATGTATTTTATCAACATTTAATAATACAGGACTTCTTATCTTACTATAATTGACTGTGTATGTTGGTTCTTTTTGATCCATTGAATCGTAAAAGTTACAGTTTCTATATGTGTCATAATCAGGATATAGTGGAAATGTAATTTTTGAATTGTTATTTGGATCTGTGTGTTTCTTTAACACTACTCCATTACCATTCGTATATAAAAATACAATATGATTACAGCCATAAAATTTACTTAGCTCTTTGATGACCTTTTCTGTGTCATCGTCAAGCCATGAATAGTTTTCATCTGGCTGATAAAATCTTGCGAAATTATCTCCAGGGTTTGCGTGTGACCTTACCTCTTCTGATGTTTTCCAATATCCCTCAAACTCTTTGTATGGCAGCCCTGACCTTTTAAACCCTAACTCTTCCCAATACCTTTCAATAATTTTTGGATCGTAAACCATGGTATCATTTTCGAAATTTGGTAAGTTGTTCTTGTAGTCAAAAAAACTTTTAACTAATTTAGCTTTTATATCTGCGCTAATTAAATCCTTGACTGGATGAAAATATTTTTCTTGTCTAGCCATATATGAGAAGACCTTTATCTAAGAGAATTTTTCTGACTTCTTTATAATCTTTGTCATACCATTCGATTTGAAAACACAAACTTTCTTTGTTTTGTTTATCGTCGCCTATCTCATGAATTTTTTGTGTGTTTAATAAAACTGGTTTTTGTATTTCCTTGTAACTTACTATATGTTTTGGTTCAGGCTCAGTTATTGGGTCTAAACTTTCATAATATCTACAATCTCTATACTCAGAATACTCTGGAAGAAGTGGGAATGTAATTGCACATTTTCGTTTTGGGTCAGTATGCCTCGTTAAAGTTTTACCAGAACCTTTCGTTTGTAAAAATACTGCTTTATCAGCTCCATAAAAATCAATAACTTTCTGTATCTTATTTCTATTGTCATATATAAACAGTGGAGGATTTGAATCTATGGTATGAAAAACTGCAGTATTTTTATTGGCTGTAATGTTATACATCCTGTTGTGTTCTTCTATAACCTTTTCTAAATTCATTTTAAAAATATCTTCGTCAGCATTCATATCATTATGTTGTATGTAGAATGCAATTTTTTGCCTCCTAGAATTCCAATCTACGCTCATATCTATTAGGGTGTTGATATTATCTACGATTCTTTCATAGGAGTTTTTTGGATCTGCATCATAACCAAGTTCTATATAATAATTATAATAATCAGAACTTTGTAATACCTCATTATCTACGGAATACCCGACTTCATATTTCCGAAAATGTTTGAGCAACCATTCGGTAGTTTTTTCATCTAACAAATTTTTGACTGGATGAAAAAAGTTTTCTTTTCTAGACATCTATCAGAAGCCCCCTGTCAGTCAACATTTCTTTCGCTTCTTCGTATGTGTGTCTGAAGTAATTTAATTGAAAACACAAAGTTGGCTTACCTGACATAGATGGATCATTATCTTCAATAGAATGTATTTCCTGATTGTTCAAAAGAACGCATGTATCTAACTTATTGTAATCAACTATATGAACAGGCTCCTCGTCATCAAATGAATCATAGTAATTTAAATTTCTATAAATTGGCAACTCTGGTTCAAGTGGGAAAGTGAGCGTTGCTTGCCTAATAGGATCTACGTGCTTGGCCACAGAGGTGCGTGGACCTGATGTGTGTAAGAAGCACCAGTCATCAGAACCATAAAGATCGCATATTTCTTGTGTGTTATGAGTATTTTCAAACAGTTTTACATTGGTTAATGAAGTGTGGAATCTACCCCACACAGCATTGTCAGCACCTTCATTTGTATTCGCAACGTAACCATCAGCGAAAACATATTTTTCCTCAAAAATAGTTAGCAGTTGTTTTAGAGATTCTTTACTGCAGGATAAGTCGCTTGTTTCTAGGAATAATCCAATTATATCTGCTCTAAATTTTTCTTCGCTTAACCTAACCCACCGCTTGGCTTCTAGAAAAACTGTATCGATTTGTTCTTTCAAGTAATCTACAGTTATCCCCGCATTACTGTAATTTTTTCTGCCGTATAATCCTAGGATATTTTCTTCATTATTCCAATGACGCTTCATGCCATTTAAATTTAGAACTACCTGATGCTCCATGTGAGCAGGCTCATACTCCCAAAACTTTTTCTGCAAATACTGTTTCGTTTCGTCATTGATTAAATCTTTGACGGAGATAAAATATTTTTCACTCGTCATCTATCAACATTCCATCATTATATAACATATCATAAACTTCTGAATATGATTTCTCAAAATAGCTGACCTGAAAACAAAGAGTTGTTTTGTTTGATAAGCTAGGATCTCCGTCAGCTATAGAGTGAACCTCTTTGTTGTTAAGTAGAACGCATGAGTTTATTTTATTGTAATCAACTATGCAAGCTGGCTCTTCAGCCTTCAACGATTCATAATATGACAGGTTTCTGTAAATAGGTAACTCTGGTTCTAGTGGAAAGGTGATGGTTGCTTTTCTTTCAGGGTCAGTATGTTTAGCAATAGTAACACCAGATCCAGCTGTATGTAAAAAACACCATACATCTGCTTTATATAAGTTCGCGAACTCTGTTAATTTTTCTGAGTCTGCCATAACAGCAGGATTGGTTTCGTTCGTGTGGAACCGAGACCAGCTTTGATCATCAATATCTTCACTCACTGTATATCCATCATGTAGATTTATTCTATCTTCAAGTGAGTTGACGAAAGCAATCATGGTATTTTTATCAACACTAAGGTCAACACCATTAATGAAAAGGGATATGATGTCTGCCCTCATATCACCATTTTTTAACTTAGGAAAATTTTTTGCTTTACCTACAATAAATTTGATATTTTCTTCTACGACTTGATAATTATCATAACCCTTTTGCGCGTAAATTTCTAGGATGTTTTCATCTCTATGCCAATATCTTTTTACATCCTTTAGAGATAGGTTTTCTCTGTAATCTTGATGCGAACTTTCGTTTCGCCAAAAGTGGTCGATAAGATACTGTTGATAATCTTCGGGAAGAATATTTTTTACTGGGGTGTAGTATTTGTTCATAATAATGCTCGTAGATATCTCTATTTATAAATAAAATACAATAATAAAAAAGGGTTTATAATGGCTGAGGATTTCTTCGACATTGATTATCCTGGTTATGCGCCGTTAGAAATCACACTCAAGAAGGACGATGACTTCTTGAAAATCCGCGAGACTCTATCTCGTATCGGTGTTGCTTCCAGGAAAGAAAAAGTTTTATACCAGTCTTGTCATAT